CCGGCGCCTCTCCACAGGCTGACTACTTCATGCTTACACAATTCGACGACTCAGTGCCCTTCTCCGAAGAGGAGGAGCGTAAGGATAAGGCCAGGCACTTCTGCTCCGCGGGAGACGAGGCCTTCGCCTACGAGCTGTCCCGTCTCATGTTCGGCAAGTATCGCCGCTCGAGCTTCTCTATCTACGCCAAAAGTTCGGGCTGGCCGCTCTTTACACCGGACTTGAACCTGAAGATGGCCATGTGTCTGGACGCCTTTGAGGCGCTGAGCGAGATATCGGCTGGGCAGCGTGATCGTAGGTACCTGTTCGAGCGTTTCGGGCTCATACAAGTGGCCGTTCCCATCTATCGACTTCAACCTGATCAGCTCGGGAAGAAGCGTGAGGTGGTTGCTTACTCTGGAGAGAAGACTGAGAGCAACAAGGACCTGGTCGACTGTGAGATCAGGGTGGGGTCGCTGACCAGATATGTGACACCAAAGGCGATGCGATCTCGTGAAGCGTACAATTACTCGTTCACCACGAACTGCATCATCGGGTTAGTTGCCAGAATGGTCGAGGAGGCATTTCGCGCCCGCTTCTGGCCCTCTTTCCATCTTGCCGACGTTAAGGAAGACGAGAGGGAGGTCACCCCTTACTACACGCACGTTAGCACCCTGCCAGGCACCAGAACCATCGAGCTCGTGATGGAGGAGAGGGCTCGGTTTCCAAACCTGGCCATCTATGACGACGCGAACTTCGATAAGCACAATCTTCCCTTCATGATTCAGGCCGCCCTCTCTGGGATTTACGAGTGGCTGGACCCGTGCATCGCAGACTACGTAGTCGACTCGCACTTCGGGCCGGTCGTAGCGAAACAAGACCATCCCAACGGCCCGCGCCGTTTCCGGGTGACCGGAAACTGGGCCGCTCCGGATCGCCAGCTCGCCAGTGGTCTGCTGTCGGGCATCCAGACCGTCGCCATGATAGGCAAGTTCGGTGGTGCGTTCGGAACCGCGATCCTGCTCCATCGTCTGGGTATGATACGAGACGCGGCTGAGTTTGCTCTCATCATGCAGGGCGAGCACCCCAACATGTCTCTTGTCTCCTTAGGTGATAACAACCTAGTCGGCTTCCGTGACGCCAAGTGGCGCGACCGTTTCGCTGCAGCGATTGCCGCCAACTGCCACCCCTACTTCAAGACCACCACGGCAGAAACCATCGCTGGTCTCGTCCCCGTGCGAACTGGGGATCGGATCACATTCCATCGCAACCCTCACACCTTCATCTATGGTGCAGTCCTCCCAGAGAAGAGTTTCGAGGGCTTCCGCGCCGATGGGCAGTTCTTCCGCATACAGGACTACGCTTCCTGTCTCATTAGAGACTCTCTAATCGAAGTGCTTGACGCTGCACACCGTGAGGTGTATCGCGTCTCGTTCTATGAGATGTGGGCCCCGTGGCGACAGCTGCTCGGCTCCTCCCTCTCCCGGTCGACGGCTCGACTAATCGCCGACCCCTCGAGGTGGCGTTGGGATCAGAGCGTTGAGGATGCGGACGAAGAGTTCGCCCCGAAGACCCTCACCCTCCCCGCCAGCTACGTCTTCCCGTTCATCGCACCCTATGTGGACCCTAAACTGGAGATGGCCCATGCAGCTCGTGCATAAAGGGTCGATTGGACCCCCGACTAAGAGGCTCGAGTTTTCGCCCGCCCCATACGTTGAGACACCGCGTGAATCGTCGAACTTCGACTTCAGCAAAGTGTCTGAGGGTGAGACGCTGACCCAGGCCCACCCCTATATCCGCGAGATAGCTGCGGACCTTTTCGTGGGTAACCGCAACCCCATCATGTGCTTCTCCGGCGGCGTAGCCAAGGGGCCGGACTCCCCACAGATTTATTGCGCCACCGGCTACTTCTCCCACCTCCGTCGTAAGGACGGAGCGTTCGTGGAGTCGTTCTACGACGAGACGGGTGGCCGAGTGCGCTCCTGTTTGACTGACATACCGATGGCCGCCTTGCGCGGTTTTCTGGGCGAGGATGAGCGTTGGCAAGCACTCAATGCTATTGGCGCCCCTGAGCTCGAGCGCACCACGCGCTACCCCGACCGCCTCCACGCCGTCGAGTATACCGTTCCGGAGCTGCTCGCCCACTACGAACGGAACTGTGGTACGATGCTTGGTACGTTACCAGTCGTCGCGGCTACTCCGTCCGGCAACCTGCCCATTACGCCTGGCAACAACGTTTTCATCGCGCGCCCCGGGACTGGCAAGACGGCTTTGCTCAATCGGATTCGAGACAATACAATCGTCACCCTCGACGAGCC